TCGTACACGCCGGCGAGCACCGCGAGCACTGCGCCCGCCTGCAACACCTGGCCCGCGGCGATCGTGATGATCTCGCGGGAGCGATGGCCGTTGGCCTCCGAAACGATGAAGCCACCGCTGTGGGGGCCTTCGGTTTTGACCGTCATGTGTGCGATCTCCTCGTGACTGGTTGAAGTGCAGGTTCTCGAATCGGCCTTCGCGCGAGCGCGTCAGGCTTTCTTCTTGAACTTGTCGGTGATGCTACCCCACTTGCCCTTCGACTCCGTGGTGGGCTGTCCGGTGCCGCCGTGCGCGACCGGCGCCGGCGCACCGTTGCGCAAGCTGGTCACGGTGACGCCGCGTTCCTTGGCGAGCTTGACCACGTTGGCCGCGCAGTCGGCGAAAGAGGTGCCCTTGTCGATCGCTTCGGCGATCTCCTTGTCGAAGCCCTTGGCCGTGGCGGCCAGGCCATTGAGCTGCGCCACGCGCTCGCGTTCGGCCTTGCTGGCTTCCTCGCGCGTCTTGCCGCTGGACTCTTTCACCGCGGCGTCGATGCGCGCCTGGATCTTCGGCTCCTGCTCCTTGTCGTGCGCGGCGATCGCCTCGGCCTTGATCTTGTCCACGTCGACTGTCTCGAGCGTGATCTCGTCGGCGGTGTGGCCGGCTTCGATCGCGGCGCGCAGCTCCGCGGTGGTGCGCACGGTGATCGGGCCGCGGTTGCCTTCGGTCGTCTTGCGGGTGGCCTGGGTGCTCATCGTGAAACTCCTCGATGGTGTGTTGCGGGCGGTCAACTCGTCGATCACGGACTCAAGTGACCCGATCCGATCGGCCAGGCCAGCGTCGACCGCTGACTGTCCGACCATCAGACCACCGCGGCCGAAGTTCTGGAGGACATCCTCCTCATCCGTTCCGCGATTGCGGGCGACCGCGCTGACGAAAACTGCGGCGAGATCATCTACGATTTTTTGCAACTTTGCTTTGCCCGCATCCTCGGACGGATCCATCCGCTTATCGGGCGACTGGCTGCTGACGATCTCGATTGTGCGCACTCCCGCCTTCTCGTCGCGGCCGCGGGAGTCCTGGATGGTCATCACGGCGCCGATCGAGCCGAGCACGGCGGTGCGGTCGGCGACGATCTCCAGGCCGCTGGAGCCGATCCAGTACGCGGCGGAAGCCATCTGGCCGGCCGCGTAGCTGATGATGGGTTTGTCCTTCTTGGCCGCGAACACGATGTCTGCGAGCTCGTTGATGCCCGCCACCTGTCCGCCGGGGGAGTCGATCTCCAGCACGATCGCGCGCACCAGTGGATCGTCGATCGCGGTGCGGATGTCGGTCGCGAGCACCTGGGTGCTGGTGGCGCCGGAGATCTCGGAGAACAGGTTGGCGTAACGCATGATCGGGCCGCGCACCGGCACGATCGCAACGCCGTTGCGAATCTGCGCGCGGCGCGCGCCGGCGAGCCGGTTGCCCTCGCGCGAGAGCAGCGCGTCGACGTCCGTGGTGCGCTCCGCGATCGCGATGATCGTGCGCATCATGCCTTCGGTGATCAGCCACGGCTCCGACATCACAACGTCAATGGCGCGCATCACTGTCCCCCTTCCGGCGCTGCCTCCGGCTCCGGCACCTGCTGGCGCCGCGCCGGCGGCGCGTTCGGGTTCTCCGGATCCTGGCCCGGGGGATTCTGCCCCGGCCGCGCCGGATTGTCCGCGGAGCCCGGCGCCTGGCCTTGCGCCGGACGCAGCTCCATGTCGTTTGCCTTTCGCCATTTCTGCTCCCTCAGCCGCTGGCGGGCGACGGTCGACCAGTTCTCGCCCATGATCTGCGCGGTCTCGATCGTCTCGTTGCTGAAGCCGGCGTCGATGCGATCGCGCGCGGCCTGCACCTCATCCTTCTCCTGCATCGCACCGCGCGCGGGACCGATCCAGATCGCCTTCTGATACGCGGCGCGACGCTTCGGATCCGCGTAGTCGGTGACCGTCACCTTGCCGCGGGCCACTGCCTCGTCGAACCACAGCGCGTAATGCGGCTGGCAGAACTGCTGCACGAGCCACCACCGGCGCATGGAATAGAAGCGCCAGGCCTGCAGCATCGCGGCGCGCGCGGCGCTGTAGCTTGCCTGGTAGTTGAGGAGCAGCTCGTCGAGCGGTATCTCCAGTGCGGCGCCGATCTGCCGGCACACGGCCATGAAGAACGGGTCGTAGTTGCTGTTGGGCCGCGCGGGGTTTGCGAACTGCGCCTCCTCACCAGGTCCCAGATCCATGACGACGCCATTGCCGAGCGCCAGGCCCGACGCCTCACCCTTCGCCGTCATGCCAGGCACCGCGGGAATCGGGTTGCCCTTGTCGTCGAACTGGTTGCTCTCCCGCTTGATGAACACGGTGAACATCGCGGAGATGACCGCGGCGATCAGCTCCGCGCGCGAGTACTGCTCGAGCGTCTGCAGCGGCTCCAGGATCGGTGCGAGGTACGGCATCCCGCGCGTGGTGCCGATGCGATCCTTTTCATTCCACACCTGCAGGATGCGGCGCCGCCCCTCCTCGTCGAAGATCTCGCGCCGGTCCCACACCATCGCGTCGACGCTCGCGAACTTGTCATCCGGGTGCCGCCGGCGGATGTGGATCGCGATCGGCCGCCCGTTGTCGGAGATCTCCACGCCGTCGAGAAGGTTGCGCGTGTCGGCCTGGCCGTTCTGATTGGTGACGCGCGCGGGGTCGATCAGCTGCACCTTGAGTTCGTACTGCGAGCCTTCGGCCGGCACCATCGGTGTCAGCGCGAAGCAGTCACCACCCAGGAGTGCGGTGATCAGCGCGAGCGACTGGAGCCCCGCGCCGTCGAGTGTCGCCTCGATGTCGACCTCCACCGGGTTGTCGTAGTAGCAAGCCCACTCCGACAGGATCTCGTTGTTCAGCTCCTCCGCCTGCTCCTCGCTGATGCCGAGCGCATCGGCGTCGACGTCGGGGTGCATGGTGAGGCCGGTGCCCACCACGTTCGTGCGCACGCGCGTCGCGGCCGCGCGCGCGACCAGGTGGTTGCGGTACGCATCGAAGGATCGCGCCGCGGTGGTCTCGCGTTCCTTGCGCGAGTTGTCGCTGCGGCCGGATCCGAGCACCGGGCGCCAGCCGGTCATTGACCGCAGGAAATTGCTCGCGCCGCGCCACCGGGTTTCCGATCGCTGGCGCTCCACCGAGCTGCCGCTGTTCGCTTCCAGCTCCTTCAGGTGGTTGTACTGAATGCGGTGCAGGACGTTCTGCACGGCGCGCGCGGGGTTGATGGCGAACGCGATCCGCTCGCGCAGGCTCATGTCTGGAGCTTTCATCAGGACACCGGCGTCACGTAGATGAGACGGTTGCGGCCCTTCTGGCTATCGGGCAGCCCCTCCTGCGCAGCCTTGGCCGCGTAGCTCTCCTCCAGTTTCATGAGTGTCTCCAGGCTCGCCATCGTGATGGCGCGGCCGTTGTACTGCACCTGCTGGCCGCCGGCGACCAGCTCGTCGATCGCGGTGCGCACTGCTTCGAGTCGCTGCGTGTAGGTTGCCATCAGATTTGCACTCCCGGATTTCGGATGCCACGGGCCGGCGCCGCCGGCGGCGGCTTGCCGTCATCGTGTTTAAGATACCGGACGTTTTCGATGTGGGCTAAGAGCACCTGCAAGGCTTCGGCGTCCAGCCAGTCATTCACGCCCGTTTTGACCCAGTGCACCTTGCCGGACGGCAGGCGCATACGCTGCTCGCCGACGAGCTGCCGGCAGTAGTCATCGTCGATCCCCTTGAACAAGTGCCAGGAGCCCGGCTGATCCTGCGGCCATCGCAGCCGATCGTGCACCCAACCCTTGAAGAAACCGTGATCGAAGATCCAGCGCTTCAGGCCCCGCTTGATCTTCTTGCCGGAGCGCAATACCTCCACTTCGCTCGCGCTGTAGAGCTTGTTCGGCGCGTCGCGGCCCTTGGTGGCGTAGGCCGTCGACAGTCGCTTCTCGCAAAAGCTGTACACCTGTTCGGTGCGATAACCGGAGTCGACCGCGATCGCGTCATAGGCGTGTTCCTGGAAGCCCTTGTCGGCGAATGCATCCAGGCGGTTCCACACCTCCTGCTCATCGGTCTTGCCCCACAGCTCCTCACGGTGCAGGAGCCATGATTCCAGCTCCACGCCCCACCCGCGCACGATGACGACCAGGTGATCTTGCTGCACGTCGA